GGAAAGGCTGTACAATCAGGAAATGGCGAACCGGCTGGGTTTGATCCCAAGAATCTTGGCAAACTAACCGGACCGCGTGCGGCAAGTTATCAAGCTGACCATCAGGGATTAAAGATCAATGCGGATTCCAACTAAAGCAGATGAACGCGAGTTCTTTTACTTAGACCTGATTAACAAGTGCGATGTATCCAAGCCAGAACGTCAAGGTGATTACTCATCCTTGCGCTCTAACTTTTTGTTTGGCGCCGGCCCTGAAGAGTCACCTGCACCGTTTAACAAGATTGGTTCGCACATCGACCAGCTTGCGTCGTTCCTTTATTCATCTGAAACAACGCGCTTCAACATTGCATTAGGCGCTGGCGCAAATGACATCCAACACCGTTACGTGCCGCCTCTCAATCAAGCGCTGCACGACGAATGGAACAACTCAAATGCCGATCAGGTTTTTGCGACGGCTCTTACTTGGGCCTTGGTCTATAATTCGACCTTTATCAAGCTCATACCCTTCAATACGTCTATCCATCCTTATTTGGTAGACCCAGGCTCAATGGGCGTCTTGCGAGAAGACGTACCATACACCGACCGTCAGCAAGCCATTACTCAGACCTACTACATGACCAAACAGGATCTGTGGGCGCGTCTGTACAATCATCCAAAGCGCGACAGCATTATTAGCCGCATCACAACTGCCAACTATCAGCCAACACATGTGCCTGAAGGCGTCGACCGCATTGTGATGTCGCAAACCAATCCAACTCTGTACGGCACTGTTAACCTTGACCTCTACGGCTACAACCGCATGAAAGCGCGTATTGCCGAAGACACCGTCGAAATGACTGAGTTGTACGTCTGGAACGACGACATTCAAGATTACCAAGTCGTTACCCGCGCCGCGCCAGATGTCATCATTTATGACCGGCCTAACGAAGAGCTATTCCTAAAGGGCGAGCTGCCGTTTATTCAGATCTGCCCTAACCCGCAATACGATTACTACTGGGGACAATCCGAAGTTTCCAAGCTGATCTACCTTCAGCAGATGCGTAACCGGCGCATGACGGAAATTCTGGACTTACTATCCAAGCAAGTAAACCCGCCAACAGCTCTTACGGGCTTCACCGGCATTTTGGATGAAAAAAACTTTGCACTCAACCGCGCAGGTGGTTTGTTGTCGTCTGACATGCCGAATGCAAAAGCAGAACGTCTGGCACCTAACATCCCTCAAGATCTTTACGCACAGCTTAAAGAAATTGATGCAATGTTCGAAGAAGTCTCAGGAATTTCATCCGTTCTGTCTGGCCGTGGTGAGCAAGGTGTGCGCTCTGCCGGTCACGCTTCTCAGCTTGCACGTCTTGGATCTTCACGCGCCAAGAAACGCGCTATGGTTGTTGAAGACTCGCTAGAGAAAATGGCGACGCTGTATCTCAAGATCATGCAAGCCTACGATCCGTCTGACCTTAAAGACACCGAAGGCAACAAGTTCATTCCTGCACAGTTTACCAAAGACTATGTGGTCAAGGTAGACGCGCACTCGAACAGCCCGATCTTTATGGAAGATCTGCGCTCGTTGGCTTTCAATCTGTTTAAAGCGCAAGCCATCGACAAAGAAAGCCTCATCGACTTGCTTGACCCTCCAATGAAGCAGCTTCTCAAGGAACGGCTCAAGAAGATGGAAGCCAAGGCGTCGGCAGCTCAAGCACAGGGCGGTGGCGGCGATAAAGTAGTCCCAATGAGCAAAAAGCAGGGCTAAAATGGCTAAAGGTCAACAAATAAACCCAGTTCGGGGCGACCAACCAAGGGCATCAACTACCCAGTTGTCTCGCGACGTAAAACCCGCTACTATGGATTATAGAGTAAGTGGTGTGAAGTCTTATACGCCTCGCACTACTCCACGATCACTGGCAAGGAGGCCATAATGGCTTACAAGTCTGTAAAGCGTTCGCGTCGCGGCAAGCGTCGTTGAATAAGTTGGGGACGTTAACTTTAACTGATGGAGGCCTTCAATGGCTCGTAAGTCTCGTAAGCACAAGCGCTAATTGGCGCTTTCACCCTCCCCTCAACCCCAGCAACAGGAGCGCATCATGCGTCGCAAGGGTCGTAAGGCACGTCGCTAACTAATACACGGGTTAGACCCGTTATTACTGCGATTTCCCTGAAGGGGGGGAAACCTAAAAATACCCCTTCACCTATTCAAAGGGAACGGACATGGCTGATAACGCACAACTTATGGCATTGATGCAGGGCACTGGCGGTGAAACCCCAGGCGGCGTATCCGTTGGTCAAGCGCCTCCTTCGTCGCCTCCTCCTATGCCAACCCCTATGTCTACCCCAGAACCTAAAGCCGGTGTTAAAGAAGCAGCTCTCGTCAACGTCTCAATGGCGATGGATTTGATTGAGCAAGCTCTCCCAGCTATTGGTTCTGAAAGCCCAGAAGGCCAAAAACTTATTAACGCAATCTCCGCACTGACAACGGTGCTTGGCCCTAAAAAACAGAAGGCCGGTGAATTGCAAAATGCTGAAATTCTTCAGCTTCTTCAAAACCTTCCTCAAGCCGGCGGCGGCACTCCTGGTTCTCGTATGATTGCTGGTGCGCCTCCAAATCTCGGATTGATGAACCCTCCAGGTGCTCCACCTATGCCTCAGGGCGGCGGTGCTCCCGGTGCTCCTCCAATGCCTCCAATGTAAGGGAATTACTATGGAACTCTTTAAGCCAAGGGGCGCATCGGCACCCCGCAATCCTACGACCAACACTCAGCAGAACGGGCAGATCACGAATCCTCCCCGTTATGAGCCTTTCGGTGGCCTCTCAACGGCTGCTAAGATCGGCGGCAAGAACCAGTTTGCTATTAAGCCACCAGGCGACGGCAAAAAAGTTATCTAAACCGAAGGATAGGGGACAACAATGCCTTCATTAGAAGATCTTACACCTGACGCACGCGACGAACTGGCACTTTTGGCTCGCGAATTGGCTGAAAATCCCAATACACGGGAGTCATTTCTGCGTTTAACCAAAAAAGCTCGTCCTAACCTGACAATCGACTCGATTGACATGAAAGACGATCTTGATAGCCGTTTTAAGGTTATGCAAGACCAAAACGACGCCCTTCACAACAGGTTGAGGGAACGTGATGCTCTTGATGAGCTTGAGAGCCGGCGTAAAAACTTGGTGAAGACGGGTAAAGCAAAGTCGGAAGACGATGTTGGTGAGATTGAAAAGGTCATGCTTGAAAAGGGCATTACAAATCACGAAACAGCAGCGGATTACTACGAGTTCATGAAGAGTGCGGCGAAACCTACCTCGCCAAACGTATTCAATAGCTCGTTTATGAATGAGTCAGCCCGCGATACACTGGCAAAATTCAGAACTAATCCGGTGACTGCTGCTCGCGATGAAGCTGCAAAGGCTTTGTTTGAACTGAGGAAAAACCCTCGGCCAGTAGGCTTTTGATATTGGGGACTTAACGAAGCAAAGGAACTAAGCGATGGCTATAGGTGGTGGTATCGTACCAGCAACCGGCACTTCGCAGTACAACGAATTAACGTACGTCACACGGCGTGCGTTTATTCCGAAGTTGGTGGTGCAGCTCTACAATAGCACCCCGCTTATGGCTGCGCTAATTGCCAACTCTCAAACTGCTACGGGCGGTGTCTCGTCCGTTACAGTCCCCGTACAAGGCGCTCAGTTTGTGAACGCTCAGTGGTCGGATTACTCCGGCTCGTTTGCTCAACCTGCTGTTCAGCAGGGCGCATTCAACGCTGAGTTTGATCTCAAGCTGATGATTACGCCAGTTCCGTTCCTCGGAATGGAAGGTGTTGTACAGCAAGACCACGCAATCATCCCATTGATCGAAGCTCGTATGAACGACGCTACGAACGTGATGATGGATGCGATGTCTTACTCGCTCTACAACAACACGACGAATACTCAGCAGTTTACTGGTCTTCCAGCAGCAGTTGATAACGGTAACACGGTTGCTACCTACGGCAACATCAACCGTTCAACCTATACCTGGTGGCAGTCCGGTCAGTATGCTGCTGGTTCGGTCAACCCAACCCGTCAGAACGTACTCCAGTATATTTCTGGTACGGTCAAGAAGGGTGCGGAAGTACCAACCTTCGGCGTCTGCGGCTTCGGCACTTGGACGCTTCTCGCTCAGGACTATGTTGGTCAGGAACAGTATGTCATCACCCCAGGCTCCGGCTTCGACGGCGATGCAAACGGCCCACAGGCTGCGTTCCGCGCTCTCATGGTTGCTGGCGTTCCGATTTATCCAGATCCGTACTGCCCAGAAGGCACGCTCTATCTCCTCAACACCAACTATCTTTCGCTCTACATCCATGAGCAGGGCCAGTTCGTGTTCACGGGCTTCGAGTCGACCCTTCCAAACTGGCAGATTGGTTATGTTGGCGCCGTTCTTACCATCGCTGAATTGGTAAGCACCAAGCCAAAGTCCATGACCAAGGTGACTGGCTACAATTCGCTAACACTGTAAGGAGTAGCTCATGTCTCTCGGTTTAAACAAAATCCTTGTTAGCAACGTCGCAACGGGCCAACCAGCCGCGTATTTGCAACCAGTAACTATTTCGAGCGTTGGTTCGGGTAACGCAACGACGATGACAAACGCGCAATTTATCCCAGCCGGCACCTATGTGGTTCCAGCAATTGCGAACGTAGTCATCGAAGTTAACACCTACACCAGCAACGTAAATAGCTGGACTTCGTTGATTCCTAACAATACGCCTTCGGCTGTGTTGATCTCGGACGGTTGGAACTTCCGTGCGAACGCAGTCACCGGTACGCAGACGGTTACGCTGTACACGGTCAACGGTGGTCAGGCAGCTACACAATCAACCTACGCAACGTCGTAAGGAGGGTTGAATGGCTAATCCTGATGCAGTAGGCCAAAATTTACAGGACAGCTTTGGCAATTTCAAAATTGCCTCTGCTGGTCCCGTATCCATAGCCGCAACTGGTAACGCTGTCGTTGCTCTGCCTTTCCTTAAAGGCGGCACCGGTGGCACGAGTTCGTACATCATCCGTCGTATCACGGTAAACAACGTGAGCAACACGGCGGGTGGTACGGCACCAAACTGTGCAACGGCCAACGTCTCAGTTGGTACGACCAGTGACGGTGCAAACCTCGTTACCTCAAACACTGTTACAACCAACCTGACGGGTGCGAACACGTTCGTGGATCTCACGCTTGCGGCTGCGGCCAATTCGACGAGCTACACGGCTAACGCTTTGTTCCTCAATGTGAACACTAACGTAGCAAACGCTGCGATTTTTGTTTCCGTCTATGGTGATGTGCAGTTCTAATGGTTTGGGTAACAAACACGACGGATGAGTTTTTTGTTCAAAGTTGGGATGGGAAGTCTCACAGCTTTCCTCCCAACAAAGCTACAGAAATATCCGTCGATTTGGCTCGAATATTTTTTGGGTATGGTGTCGATGACAAGGTACCCGTATTGGCTAGGCTTGGCTGGACCAAGGTTGCAACGGACATTCCTAAAGCTCTGGAGCGTCTCAATAAGTTTGTGATCTCGGAAACTCAGCCTCAAACCTACCACAATGCGTCCCCAGTGGTAGACCGAGTACCCTTCCCTGCGTCGCGGCAGGGCGGGGGAAAGGGCTTAAAGTGATGTTGGTGTTCGATGGTTACAACGCTTCAATCTTACATCACGTTAACGCGTAGGCTTCTGCACGACGCTAACGCTAATTTTTGGTCTGACCAAGAGCTTACCGACGACATCAATAACGGTCGTAACCGTCTCATTCGTGATACGGGCGTTAATCGCGTCATTCAAAACACAGCCGCTATTCAAAACCAAGAACTGTATTCGTTTGATAGTTCAGCGGGTACAGTGTCTGGCGTTCTAGTAACTAACGCTGGCTCTGGTTATACTAGCGTGCCAAATGTTACGTTTAGCTCAGGCAGCGCAGCGGCGTATGCTACAATTAGCCAGACAGGCGAATACGGCTCTAGTGCCGTTGGTTCTATTGCATCCATCGTGGTGACAAATTCTGGATTGGGTTACACGACCGCGCCTAACGTCATCATCACAAGCGCGGATGGCAACGGATCTGGCGCAGCGGCTACAGCATTCTTGACGGGTATGCCTCAAGGGCTACTCACGATGGACATCATCAATATCAATCTCTATTGGGGCAACACGCGCATTCCATTGCGCTATTTACCTTGGACGCAGTTCAACGCCGAGTTGCGGTTCTGGCAAAATTATGTAGGTCGTCCAATAGCTTACAGCATGTATGGGCCAAACTCATTTTATTTGTCGCCTGTGCCAGATCAAAATTATGCGATTGAAGTTGATACGGTTGTGCGACCTGTTGATCTAGTTTCGTTGAGCGACGTAGAAGTAAACATACCTCAGCCGTGGCAAGATCCTGTGCCGTATTACGCTGCTCACATTGCTAAGTACAAAGAGCAGTCTTACGGCGAAGCAGAATTGTTCAAGAACCAGTATCTTTCTAAAGTACAGAACGTGCTGTCTTCGACGTTTACTCGTCGTATGCCTGATCCTTATTCGAGGCCATACTAATGGCAGAGAAGTCACCTGAGCAGCGCAAACAATATCAGGTGGTAAAGGCTTTCAAGGCACTTAACACGAAAGCCAACCGTACTGCGATTGCCGACGAAGAGTTTAGCTGGATTGAAAACATTCAGCCAATCGGCTTTGGCAATCTTAAAGTCGTGCCTCAAGTGGCTAATGTTACTATCAGTGGAAACCCGCTTACTTGGACAAGCTCGGTTTCAACGCTAACAAGCTGGAACGTCAACAATCAAGATTATGTTTTTGCGTTTGAAGCTGACGGCTCGGCGCAGTATTACAACATCACTGCCGGCACTCAGGGCAATGTGGCTGCTGCTGGTACATTCTCTGGATCTGGCGTACGCGTTAGGCAATGGAAGAATGATCGCATCATCATCAGTGACCCTAGCAAGGGTTATTCAACGTGGGATGCCACCAATCTTGTGAAGGTCGGCTGCATAAGCACAATTGGCATCACAAATGCCGGTGCAGGCTATACAACGTCGCCGACTGTAACCATTTCGGCTCCAAACCAGACGGGTGGCGTGCAAGCAACGGCTGTCGCGTCCATTTCTAACGCTTCTGGCACAATTATTAGTGCTCAAGTGACCAATATTGGCTCTGGTTACACTTCGTTACCGACTGTTACCATTGCGCCTCCAACGAGCCAGTTTGGTGTTCAGGCGCAAGGATCTCCTACTATTTCCGGTGGTAACGTCGTTGCAATTACAATTATTAACCCTGGATCTGGGTATACATCGATACCTAGCATTACGATCACAGGCGGTGGCGGCTCAAGCGCTACAGCAAATGCTGTTCTTGGCTCTGGTCTCGTGTCAGCGATTACGATCACTAACCCTGGCAGTGGCTACACGGCTACACCAACGGTGACAATTAGTGGCGGCGGTGCAACAACCAATGCTACAGCGGTCGCAGGCTTCCTGACGTTTAACACGGGTGCTGTCGGCGTTGTTCTAACTAACGGTGGTACGGGTTACACGTCAGCTCCGACTGTTAACATCACAGCAGCTCCTGGCGGTGGCACTAACGCAGCAGCAACGGCTATTGTAAACGGCGGTGTCGTTACTCAGATCGTCGTAACCAATCCAGGTGCCGGATACACGTCAGCGCCTACAATTAGCTTCTCTGGTGGCTCTGGTAACAACGCGGCAGCTACCGGCGTATATACGGCAGACAACAGCGTAGACATTGCTTCATTCCAAGGTCGTGTGTGGATTGCACAGGGCCGTACTGTGTTTTACTCGGCGGCTGGCTCGTACAATGACTTTGTGACCGTTTCTGCCGGCAACCTAAACTTGCAAGACGACACGCTGCACAGCAAGATTACAGCG